ACTCACGCAGATGTAGATTCAATCACTTATTCAGTGAGCTTTGTCGGTGTCGATTAACGAAAAGCTGCACTATGATGAAATGACTGATGAGTTATCGGTCACAACGTCTTATGACGCTGAGCCTGTGATTGATTCTAATCATAGAATTAGAAATGACACAAGTTCAAAAGCCATACAGAAATACAGCGGTGAGTTAGTTCATGCTGCAAGATTCCATGAAGGTGATGTGGATAGACTGCACAAGATGGGCTATAAGCTTTTGTCTCCTGATCCTGATGAGGTTAGGCGTGCGCTATGTTACGTGCAGGAGAATGAGCCTCACTTAATGGTTGTTCATGGAAAGCCCTTTAGTCGGCAGAGAATAAAATGGCAATAAGTAATTATGGTGAACTCAAGACAGCTATAGCAAATTGGCTTGATCGTGATAATTTAACGGCAAGAATCCCCGAATTTATCACAATGGCCGAGGCTGCTGTAGGTCGTGATGTTCGTGTAAGGCAGATGGAGAAACGGGCAACTGCTTCGATATCTACTCAATATGCTGATATGCCGACTGATTTTATTCTACAAAGAAATATCCAGCTAAATGCTGCAAGTGAGCAGGTTAGGCTTAGATATTTAACCCCTGAACAGATGGACATGTACTATCCATCAGAGGCAGGAGGACAGCCAAAAGCCTATTCGATCATTGGCACTGAGTTTCAGTTTAAACCTGTCCCTGATGCTGCCTACACGATAGAGATCGCATACTTTGCCCGCTTCTCTACATTGTCAGCGGATACTGATTCAAACTGGCTGCTAACAAACCAGCCAGGAATTTATCTCTATGCTGCACTTGTTCAAGCTGCACCCTATATTGAGGATGACAAGCAGACACAGTTATGGGCTGCACTTTATAACGCTGAAGTTCAGGCATTGAATAAACAAGACAAAGAGGCACGTTATAGCGGCGCTTCTTTAAGAATGACCACTGATGTTGGAGACCCATAATGGCGTTAGAAACAGTATCGAATATTCAGGATTTGGTAATCACTAACCCAGTTGGTGCAACTGACCCGAAGAGTGAGGGTGACGACCATATCCGCAATATTAAGAAGGCGCTAAAGGCTGATCTTCCTAATATCACTGGCCCGATTACTGCTACACAGGCAGAGATTAACTTACTTGCAGGTATTGGTGGTGCTGTTGTATCGACGACAGACACTCAGACACTTACCAATAAGACATTAACCGTCCCAGCAATTACCTTAAAGCAAGGTACTACGCCAACAGTTGAGGGTGATATCCAGTGGGATGCAACAAACAATACCTTTAAAGTTGGTGATGGATCAGGAACTAAGACGTTTAGTGATGATTCTGTATTTTTCTCAGGGGCAACACGACAAGTCATTAATACTCAAACAGGAGTAGTTGCCACTGGGAGTACATTAATCCCCTATGACGATACTATTCCTCAAAATACTGAGGGTGATGAGTACATGACTTTAGCGATAACACCTAAGTCAGCAACAAATAAATTAATAATAGATGTTGAGGTTAATGTATCTGACAGTTTTTCAGTAACATTGATGGCTGCTTTATTTCAAGACACAACTTCTAATGCACTGGCGTCCGAGGTTAATATTTCATCTATTACAACCACTATGGTCAAGGTTTCATTTAGACACTATATGACTGCTGGAACTACATCAGCAACCACATTTAAAGTTAGAGTTGGGTCAGATTCAGCGTCAGGACAAACAACATTCAACGGTGCTTCTGGGGCTAGAAAGTTTGGAGGAGTATTGCCTTCATCAATAACTATCACGGAAATACAGGCATGAAACAAAAAGGCGAAGTATTGATTCTACTGATTGGTTTTATGTTCATAATTGGCCTTATTTCATCAGAGGCAAGAGATCAAGTTATGGCATTAAAATGCAAAACAGACAATCCAGACGTTAAGTGTGAAATATACCGAGAATGATTATACCTTTTGACAACGTAGGCCAGCATGGGGTGATTGAAGATATTCCAGACCATCAGCTACCGGCCGAGGCGTGGAGTGCTGCTACTAACATCAGGTTTAATGATGGGTTCGCTGAGAAGTCTCTAGGGCGTACTGAGCCATTTGGTACGCCTTCGATTGTTCCTTATCAGCTCTTCCCTGAAGAGGCCACTAGCGACTTCTACTGGATATATGCAGGACTAAATAAGGTCTATGTTGTTGATGGAACAACGCATACAAATATCACCAGGCAGACTACTGGTGTTGACGTAGATTATGCAGCGACTGCCGATAGAGAATGGACTGGCGGCCAGCTAGGTGGAATTACAATACTAAATAATGGGGTTGATACACCACAGATACATAACCCACAATCTCCAAGCACGAAGCTGACAGCACTTACTAATTGGCCTGCAAGCACAACGGCTGCTGTGATTAGACCGTTTAAGAACTTCTTGGTCGCTATTGACGTAACAGAAAGTGGGAATAGAAACCCCTACATGATTAGGTGGTCACACCCTGCTGATCCGGGAACAGTTCCGTCAAGCTGGGACTATACAGACACAACAAAAGACTCAGGAAGAACCACTATATCTATGAATGGTGGATTCCTTGTTGACTGTGGCCAGATGAGGGATTCGTTCATTATTTACGGCGAGAACTCAACACAGACAATGAGATTTATCGGAGGCCAGAATATATTTCAATTCAGAGAGATATTTGCAGACTCTGGAATATTTGCACGTCGATGCTGGGCTGACTTTGATGGTAAGCATTGTGTTTTAACGACTGATGATTTGATTGTACATGATGGCGTAAATAAAGAATCAATTGGAGATAAGCGAGTCCGTAATACGCTATTCAATACTTTGAAAAGTGCCACAAATAGCTCTCGGACGTTCCTTAGAAACGACCAAGCTGCTAATGAGATTTTGGTATGTTATCCAGAAGGTTCAGACTTATTTCCCACTAAAGCACTGGTTTGGAATTATCGCCATAATACCTTTGGATACCGTGACCTTCCGGGGACGATGGATATTAACTTTGATGTTGTTGATTCATCTGTTTCATCGGTATGGGATACAGATTTAGGAACATGGGATTCTGATCCTGATGTATGGGATACAAAGAATTACTCGCCAACAAAGAGAAGCTTGTTGCTTGCTGACACAGCAAATACAAAGATTCTTGAACTTAATACAACAAATCAGGATATAGGTGTTAGTTTTACTTCTACACTTGAGCGTAAAGGATTGGCAATTGTTGGAAAGGGGAGGGATGGCCGAGCTAAAGTTGATTTGAATACGGTCAAAAGGATAAACAGAATTTACCCAAACATTACAGGGAATGGAACGGTCAATGTTTATTTGGGGACGCAAGATATCATTGGTGGGGCTGTTACCTATGGCGCAGCACAGCCTTTTGTCATTGGTACGGATCGAAAGATAGACACTCGATCAACGGCTAGAATACATGCTATTAAATTTGAGTCTACTGGCGATGTTGACTGGAAACTACACGGCTATGATTTAGAACTTAGTGTCATTGGCAGACGATAATGTATGCACCACAAGAAATACCATCAAGCTCTGTTGAGGATTTAGCAAGAGTTTTAACTAGCGAACTCCAGAGGATTGCAGATGCACTATCTAACCCTGAATTTGATACAATGAATCTAGTCGAGAAAAACGTGGCTTTAGACAAGCCGAGGGATGGTGACACAGTGAACGCAGACGGCACAAACTGGAATCCAGGAAGCGGAAAAGGGATTTATTATTTTAATGGCACTTCATACGTTAAACTAGGATAAGACTATGGGATTACTACAGACATTATTCGGCGCTCCGGGTAAAACTGCGCCTAGCGATATTTCATCTTTACAGTCTCCATTTTTGCAGGAGTTATTCTCACGCGCTCAAGACTTCTCACAGGGGCCGGCATTAAGCCCGCTAGAGCAACAGGCCCAGCAGCAGCAGCTTGGGGTTGCAGAGAATCTAAGCCCTTTTATCCAAGGCGCTCAAGGCGCTGGTCAGTTTCTGACATCGACTGACCTTCTTTCCCCGCAATCTAATCCGTTCTTGGCCGCACAGGGGCAGGCCGCTATTCGCCCATTATTTCAGCAGCTCACAG